CTCAACAAGAGCCTAGACTGACTGTACATTACTCCTCCATAACCGAACAAGAAGGTGCAGCAGACGCAGTAGACGCCTACAAAAATAAAGACGCAGACTTTCATCAGGTAGTAGCAGACATGGCTAATATTAGTCGTAAGGAAGCTAAAATAATCAACCTTGGCTTGAGTTATGGGATGGGTAAAGACAAGTTAATATCTCAGTTAGACATCTCTCCTCAAGAAGCTGAAGTTTTGTTTGATACTTTTCATAAGCGTGTACCTTTTATTAAAGGGTTAAGAGATCAATGTGCTAGGCTAGGAAATAACAGGGGTTTTATAACCACAGTTTTAGGACGCAAGTGTAGGTTCAATTTATTTGAGCCAAGGTTTGATAGAGAGCAACCATTGCCTCACTCGGAAGCACTAGAAAAATATGGTGAAGAAATTAAACGAGCCTATACATACAAAGCTATGAATAGATTGATACAAGGCTCAGCAGCAGACATGACTAAGAAAGCCATGGTTGATTTATATAAAGAAGGAATCCTCGCACATACTCAAGTACACGATGAGTTAGATATTTCTGTTAGTAGTGTAGAGGACTGTGAGAAAATTATGCAGATAATGGCAGACTGTGTTCCTTTAGCTGTACCAAATAAAGTTGACGCAGAGATAGGATCAAGTTGGGGAACAGCAATATACAACTACAAGGAGTATGATTATGGTGGGTAAAAGAATAAGTCTAAGAAAAAAGTATTTCGAAATATTTATGCTTTCACTCAATAGTGAGTGCACGCTTGAAGAAATTGGTGTACGCTACGGCATGACTAAACAGAGAGCTTGGCAGATAGTACGGTTTAATGAGTTAGGAAATGGAGACTACTATCTTGGATACAAGTTGTATACTAACCATCATAAAACTTTACTTCAAGACACAAACCTTAGTACAATAGAAAGGAACAGACTTTTAAGAGATTGGCTTAGACATAACAATGTCCGTCTAATAAGAGGTAAAAACGATGGCACAAAAAGCTCTTCATGAAACCACAGGGTTAGCTGACTCTCCTTGTATAGGAATTTGTACAGTTACCCAATGGGGAACTAGAACCTGTAAAGGTTGCGGTAGAACTGCCTCGGAGATTAGAGACTGGAACACCTTTACAGATTGTGAAAAGAAACTAGTTGTAATAAGGTGCTGGGAAGATTATCTTCCTCGTCAAAAGAGAGAAATGAAGGAGCTCAGTAAAATATAAAACCAGCCCGAAATTTTTGCAGATATTTTTTTCAAACAGCCTCTAAAAAGAATTAGTGATTATCCTTTTATCTTTAACGCATATACCTTAATATTAATTTACTTACTTATATAAGGGTAAGTTACTAGCCACTTTCGGTTAGTATAATGGGAGATGATTATGGCAGCAGCCGTAGAAACCATGGCTTATGCAGGGGAAGTACCCTGGCATGGGCTAGGCGTTAAAGTTGACGGCAACTTAACACCAAAAGAAATGTTGGAAGAAGCTGGTCTTGATTGGTCAGTGAGTAAGCGTGAAATATTTACATATGACCACGCAGACTCTGATAAGTCGAAAGACCTTATCATGGCACCTAACCACTCACTACTTGTAAGAGATAGTGATAATACGATTTTTGGACCATGTGGACCAAAATTTATACCAACCCAAAATGAAGACGCTTTTACGTTCTTCAAGAAATTTACCGACGCTGGTAATATGACTATGTCAACCGCAGGCTCTTTAAAGGGTGGGCGACAAATCTGGGGTATGGCGGAAATTGATGACAGTTTCACGCTTCCTGGAGATGACAGGGTACTAGGTAACTTGCTTGTGTCTGTGAGTCACGAGTGGGGTAAAGCTAACGAGATTAGGTTTACGCCTATTAGGGTAGTATGTAATAATACGTTGAGTATGGCATTAGCTGATAAAAGTCAGCCACATTTTAGAATGCCACACACAAAAGTATTTGACGCTGAGTTAATTATAACTGCAGAAAAAGCGTTAGGTATGGCTAGTGACCGTATGAAAGAATACAAAGAAGCTGCAGAGTTTCTATGTAGTCGTCAGTACGATGAAACCAGCGTAATAAGTTACATAGCTGACTTAATGCAACCTAAACTGGCTATGCAGCAGAAAATACTAGAGAACGCCAAAGGCTCAGAGCAAATAGCTCTTAGGCAAACTATGGTAGACGATTTCCAAAGTGCTCCTAGTAAGGTATACGAGGCGTTAGAACAGCAACCTGGAGCTAACCTTAAATCAAGTAAGGGTACTTGGTGGGGTGCTATGAATGCTGTTACCTTTGTCGTGGACCATAAGTGGGGTCATGACCGTGACGCAGCAATGCATAACGCTTGGTTTGGTGGCAGGGCTAGTTTAAAGACTAATGCTATGACCAAAGCTATAGAGTACGCAAAAGCTGCATAATGCACCCAGCGTACGATATAAATTTCGTTTACTTCCGACCTGACTCTCCGAGTCGGGTTGTGAAGTTTAATATGACGGATATGCATAAAGTTCAACAAGGGGGTATCTACATAGGCGATCCTATGAAAATGTCCCCTTCTTTAGGAACACCTCAAGCTGAACTATGGTATGAAGTTCATACAGGTAGAAAGAAAAAGTTTGACACACCCAAGTGTGGACAGTTTGATTTATATAAAATATTGCTGAAAAAAGCAATACCATTTACCGAGGAAGATATGAAGAAAAGTTATAGAACACAGGTAGAGATACCAAAACCGAATAATTATTGTAAAGAAGTTAGTGCTCGTGACCCTTACGATACTAGTCAAGAATTATTACGAACCGATAAAATGCCTATGTCCGCTAAGAATAAAGAACGTATGAAACAGTACGAAAAAATCAAAACTATTCAAGACGTTCTAGATAAAGGTATACTTAGTCTTAATGATATTAAATACGATATTAAACTAGGATACATCAAGAAGTTATGAACCCTCAGTATGAAACAGTTTGGGAAATGGTTTATCATAACCCCTCTGTGATTGATGGACCACCGTCCCGCTTGTTACTTAAACGCGATAGAAAAAACCCCGAAGTTTTAAAAGGTGAAGAACTTTTTCACTGGTTAGCCGACCATAAAGATCAAGTAGCTAGGGCAGTTGTTAAAGCACTTAAGAGTAGAACGAAGCAAAGTAAGTACCAATTTATAGCTATTTTTAAAGTACCTTTTTATACGGATGTTATTAATTAAAAGCCCTGTGACCCTTTTTAAGCCCTTTGATTTAATAGCCCTAGTAAGTACCTACCTAACCTGAAAATACCGTCAGAACGCCCTTAAATAATTTAGATTTTAGTATACTTTGTATAAGATCAGTATTACTATATATACTATATAAATAGGAGATATAAATGGAAGTAATAGAAAATGTAATGTATACTATTTCCCATGGAAGCCATGGCGGAGATATTAAATCAATAACAGTGTCAGATTTAAAAGACATTACTGCTGAGTGTATGTTGATTGAAGAAAAATTCAACCCTGAATTTATTTCAGTGACAGAAATGATAACAAAAAGTTGGTATTACAAAGATGAAGGAGGAATTATAAATGAGCGAGATAGAGCAAGGCATTGAGATCCCACGTCCACCATTTAAAATCAAATGGCATTTTGGAGATTTTGAAATAGGAGATAGCAAAGCTATTCCTTACGAAGATAATCAACTAGAAGTTACTCGTTTTAGAGTTGCTGCTAGTGCTTATGGTAAGCGTACTGGTAAAGTCTTTATAAGTAGGAGCAACGCTGAAGATGGTGTTAGAGTGTTAAGAGTATGGAGGGTAGAATAATGACTAATGCACCTCAATCAGAAATAAAAATAATGACTGCTACAGACTTAGAACAAGCTAACGCAAAAGCCATACAATTAAACTTCAATAGAACTTTAAACATGAGTAAATTTTACGAGTCTGTGCGTTCATACGGCTATGACCCTAAAGATGTTAAATACCCTGTTTATCCTTTAATTATACACGAGCATGCAGAAGGTAGATACACTGAGCCTCACATGAGAATTGAAATTATAGGTCCATACAATGAACTCGGCTTAGTTATGAAAGCTGTGCTAGATTGTCCAATGGATTTATACAGTAAATTGTCTGTGTACGATTACGATGCCAGTAAACTTCATGCTATCAACTAAGTTATAATATGATGTATGACAAAAAAAGATTTAGTAGAGTTATGGCTACCACATGTATACGCAATTCCTATGGAATTGCTGTTCATGTTTAAATTAGAAGAATCTATAGAAGAATGGGAAGCTAGAAGAGACCACTATATTAAATTAATTCTTTCTTTTAAAAAACTCAATGACCAAGAAAAAGCTCACCCCTAAACAACAAAAATTTGCACAAAATGTAGCTAAAGGCATGTCTAAAAAAGATGCTGCTATTGCTGCTGGGTATAGTGAAAAGAATGCAACTAAAGCTGGTTATGTTTTAGCTAGTGAAGAAAATCCTTTGGTACAAGAAAAAATACAGGCTCTACAAAACTCTGCTGCTAAAAAAGTAAGTTTAGATTTATCTACACACCTCACTGATCTTAAAGATATAAGAGAAGGGGCTATGCGTAATGGTGCGTGGTCTGCTGCGGTAGGTGCAGAAGTGGCTAGGGGTAAGGCAGCAGGGTTATACATTAACCGTAGCGAATTAGTAGTCAATAAAGTAGAGACTATGAACAAAGATCAAATACTAGAAAGAATGAAAGAAATCTACCACGACACTGGTGGGGTTTTACCGATGGGCACTATTAT